AAATAGTGCCGCCGCACCTAGTGCTTCACCAACTGCTTTTCTTAAGTTTGATGTTGCAAGTTCATTGACGGGTGCTTCACAAAATGTATCATATGCTATTGACGCTACACCAACAGGTGGATATGGTGCCGCAGCCGGTGCAAACGTTGGGCCATTTTTGACAACCGGAGCAAATACTTCTGGATCATATACGGGACCTGCTAACGGTGCAATTAAATGTAATGTATCTGGTATTACAAAATATGTCCTTCTTTGGGATGGAATTGCTTAATATATAATTAATGGATTATTATGATTAAACGTGAAGATATTGAAAAGCAAATTGAGTTTTTACAAAAAGATGTTGTAAATGTAAGGACTAGGTTAGACGCAGTGAGGGGAGAAGAAGAACAACTTGTCTCCACACTGTCTTCCCTTCAAGGTGCCATACAGGTTAGTCAACATTATTTGAGTATATGTGATAAATCAGAGGATTCTGATGATGCTCCAGGAGATGAACCATCTGAAGAGCCCGTGAAAGAAGAAGAAAAGATCGAGCCGAATGAATTTTGATGATATTACTGAAAATAATATCGAACTTTTCTGCATGCACAAATACAATAATCCTCAATGTATAAGTACAGAGGATTATAGTGATGATATGAAAAGATTTAAGTATTTAAAAAGACACTTAAATCATTATCTTGCATCAGGTGAATTGAAAGAAAGGTTGATTCTTAACCATTTGATTATGATATATAATCTATTTGATAATGAATCCGGTACGCGAATATTATTTTATAAAATTGAAGACAACAGTTGGGCAGTATTAAAACCCTTTTTAATTTATTTAAGAAGAATGCCCAAAATAGTTCGTGGCGTAAAAGGTATGGATATCCGAGACGGTGATATTCAATTAGATCAACATGTAGTAAAGCAGCTAAGATGCCTATAGGATTAAGATCAGCATTAACACAGGGTTCAGATTTATTCTTCCTATTTTCCTTTTTAAAGCGCCTGGTAACTCCCTTCGAAAAAACTAAAGCATATGCATTAGGCATTGTTGATAAGAATGGTAAAAATCTTATTAAGAAAAGAAATTTTACCACTCAAGATCAACGCGATGCTTATACAATGATGGATACGCTTATTTTCAATTTGAAAAGACTTTTAGGAAAAGTGCCTGGTGGTAAGTCAAGAATTGCGACTTATGCTGCGGCCTTGTTATTGCTTAGAGAAGAGAAGCAACTAAAGTTATTACAAGATGAAAAGTTTTTAGAAGAAGAATTTTCCATTATTTACGAAGATATGTGTTGTGAATGGCAATTAGATATGAATGATCCTGATCAAACGTTTTTGAAAGAAGAAGCGGTTGATGAGAACCTTGTGACTAAATTCAAAGATGTTCATAGAAATATGAATAGTAAAAAAGCACAGCATGCAATAGCAACTGCACAGGCAATGGGATTAGATCCTCTTAAAATTCAAATGTATTTGGCGGCAATTTTACCTGTAATGACAACTTTAGGATCAAATTATGAACCTGAAGATGAAGTTATAGAAGATGCGCCTACAATGTCAATGGGCGCAGGTGGAATTGCAGGTAGTGCTGAAGCAGGTGATGATCCACCTATTAGAAAGAAAAAGAAAAAAGGTGATGCTATGCCAATCCTAGCTAGGAAAGGGATTAAAGAGCATCTAAGAATTTTCCCATCACAAAATGTAACAATTTAGAAAGGTAATTATGGCAGGAATACAAGAGACAAAAGACGTTTTAGCTTTTGTGTTTTCACTTGGAAAAGCAACGGCTTCGGCATTGGAAGACGGCGATATTGGTTGGTCAGATGCAATGGACTTTATTGAACCTTTAAAAAAGTTGGGGCCAGCTATCGACAATATTGAAGACGTTTTAGTTGAACTACAAGACCTAGACGATGCTGAATTCGCAGAATTGGTACAATATGCCAAGGATGAATTTGGATTAGCTGACTTAGCTGAAGATACCGAAGTAATGGTAGAAGAGGCGATCAATGCAGGGGTTGAAATCGTTAAGATTGTAAGAATGTTTAGCTGAAGTACATCCTCGGCAAAAAAGGGAATCAATTGATTCCCTTTTTTTATCCTTGAAATTTATTATTTATTATGTTATAATATAATTATTATATTAAACCCCCATAATTGAGAGATATGAGTCTTTACATAGATCATAAGTATACAAATTTATTATCATCCCGCCTACAACGTTTTACAAGAAAATCTAGAGAGCTTTACAATTTCAGATGTCCATTATGTGGAGATTCATCTAAGAATCAATTTAAAGCTAGAGGCTATCTTTTCAATAAAAAACAACAATTAATTTTTAAATGTCATAATTGTGGTTCTGGTGGACCTTTAAAAGTATTATTAGATAAAATTGATCCAACATTATCTAAGCAATATTCTTTTGAAAAATATAGAGAAGAAGCCGGTGACGATACTCATCCAGAGAGAGAAGAAAAAGTACCAGTTTTTAGAAAACCTCAATTTAAAAAAGTGGGATGTCCTTCACTAAATGAACTAGGCGCAAATCATCCAGCTGTAAAGTTTTGTGATGTAAGAAGGATACCTAAAGTTCGTTATCATGATATGTATTTTGCAGATTGCTTTAAGAGTTGGGTTAGCAAATATGATATAGAACTCGCCGCACGATTAAGACCAGATGATCCCAGAATTATTATCCCATTTTTTGATAAAGATAGAAAGTTAATAGCCGCACAAGGAAGAAGTTTAGAAGATTCAACTTTAAGATATTTCACCGTTAAGATTGATAAAACAGCTGGCAAACTTTTTGGATTAGATAGAAATGATCCGAAACAATTAACCTATATTGTTGAAGGCCCTATTGATAGTATGTTTCTTCCTAATGCTTTAGCTATGGCAGGAAGTGACATGGAAGATATGGGTCAATTTTATGCTCGAGACGTTACCTTTGTGTATGATAATGAACGACGAAATAAAGAAATTGTAGACAAAATGCATAAAACAGTGAAGAAAGGTTTCGCAGTTTGCATCTGGCCTGACACAATTAAAGTTAAAGATATTAATGATATGGTGCTAGATGGAATGGACATATTAGACATAGTTGATACCATAAATAAAAATACATTTCGTGGCTTACCTGCAAGGGTAAAATTGAATCAATGGAAAAGAATATGAGTGAAGAAGTGAAAGTCCATGAGCATGGATTTGTTAAATTATTAGATATAATGGGTGATGATGAAGAAGTAGAAGATGCGGCTCGAATAAGTTATGGACAGGGAACACGAAAGACTAGTCAGACAAGAAATCTTATTCGGTATCTGATGAGGCATGGTCATACATCACCTTTTGAGATGTGTGAAGTTAAGTTTCATATGAAGTTACCAATTTTTGTAATGAGACAAATAGTTCGGCATAGGACGGCGAACTTAAATGAGTATTCAGGACGATACTCGATTATGAGTAATGATTTTTACGTACCTCATGATAATGATATTCAAAAGCAATCAAAACAGAATAACCAAGGTAGGGGGGAAGAAATTGAAAGTAAAGGTTTGGTTAAATATGAATTTAACAGAATCTATGACAATGCTTCCTGGGCCTACAAAAATTTATTAGATCTTGATTTAGCTCGTGAGTTATCACGTTCAGTACTGCCTGTTGGCAATTATACAGAGGCTATCTGGAAAATAGATTTACATAACTTTTTTAAGTTTTGTAAATTGAGAATGGATGGACACGCACAAAAAGAAGTTAGAGATTATGCAGTTGCCATGTACGGCATGGTAAAACCAAAATTTCCCCTTTGTTGTGAGGCATTTGAAGATTATGTTCAAAATGCGGTTTCATTTTCTCAAAGAGAATTAAATATTATTAGAGACAATTTAAATGGTAGTTGGGTAATGTCAAAGTACGGATTATCAGAACGAGAATCAACGGAATTTTTAGAAAAGCTGAAAACGATAGAAGGGGAAGAATAGAAATGAATTTGCCTACAGAATACCAGTCCTTTATTCATCTTTCAAGATATGCAAGATGGAGATATGATGAAGAAAGGCGAGAAACATGGCCAGAAACAGTTGGCCGATATTTTGATTTTTTTAAAGAAGATTTAAAAGAAAAATGTAATTTTAAATTAAGTGAAGCAGAACGAGAACAGTTAGAAGAAGCAGTATTAAAGATGGAAATTATGCCGTCTATGCGATGTATGATGACAGCTGGTGTTCCGTTAAGAAAAGAAAATGTTGCGGGGTATAATTGTTCATATATTAAATGTGATCAGCCTAGAACATTTGATGAAATTATGTATGTTTTAATGAATGGAACAGGAGTTGGTTTTTCTGTTGAAGAAGAGCATACAAAACAGATGCCAATAATTGCAGAAGAATTTTATCCTACAGATACTATCATTGTAGTTGCTGATAGTAAATTGGGATGGTGTAAAGCATATAAAGAATTAGTTGCTTTATTATATCAAGGTCTAATACCTAAATGGGATATTAGTAAAGTTCGACCAGCTGGGATGCCTTTAAAAACTTTCGGAGGTAGAGCAAGTGGCCCACAACCTTTAGTTGATTTATTTAACTTTGTTACGGGGATATTTAAACTTGCCGCAGGAAGAAAACTCAAACCAGTTGAATGTCATGATATCATTTGTAAAACGGCGGAAGTTGTTGTTGTGGGTGGGGTCAGGCGTAGCGCTCTTATCAGTTTATCTGATCTCAATGATCGTGAAATGCGATTCGCTAAAGCAGGTGAATGGTGGAAAAACGATGTCCAACGTGCCCTCGCGAATAATTCGGTTAACTATAAGGAAAGACCAGACATTGGTACTTTCATGCGGGAGTGGTTATCTCTCTACGATAGTAAATCCGGAGAACGAGGAATCTATAACAGTATGTCTGCCAAAAATCAAGTAGAAAAATTAAATGAAAGAGAAAAAGATGGAAGTGGAAATTACATTCGAAGACGAGTACCCAGAGATGACTTCGGCACAAATCCGTGCAGTGAGATCATTTTACGATCCCGAGAATTCTGCAACTTATCTGAAGTCGTTGTCAGGGGGACAGACACTAGAGAGCATCTCAAAGACAAAGTTCGCAGTGCGACCATTCTTGGAACATTTCAATCCACACTCACCGACTTCAAATATCTTACAAGAGAGTGGAACAGAAACTGCGCAGAGGAACGATTACTGGGAGTCTCACTTACTGGAATCATGGATAATGGATTAACAAATGGTAAAGTGGGTAAAAAGAAAACTGGTGAACTATTGGAAGAACTCCGTGATATTGCCATTAAAACAAATACAGAATGGGCTGATAAACTTGGTATCCCTAGATCGGCCGCCATTACGTGTGTTAAACCTTCGGGCACTGTTTCTCAGTTGGTTGATTCTGCTAGTGGTATTCATGCCCGTCATAATCCTTATTACATCAGAACAGTGCGAGCAGATAATAAAGATCCTTTGTGTAAATTTATGATGCAAGCAGGATTCCCTAATGAACCTGATGTAACAAAACCAGAACATACAACAGTATTTTCATTTCCACAGAAGAGTCCAAAAGGTGCTATTTGTAGAAATGATATGAATGCTTTAGAACAATTGGAACTTTGGAAATTATATCAAGATCATTGGTGTGAACATAAACCATCTGTTACAGTTTCTGTTAAAGAACATGAATGGTTGGGTGTAGGCAATTGGGTATGGGACAATTTTGATAATATCAGTGGTATTTCATTTTTACCATTTAGTGAACATACTTATAAGCAAGCACCATATCAAGATTGCGATAAAAAAGAACATGATGAGCTATCAGCGAAAATGCCTAAAGAAGTAGATTGGACGGCATTAGGAGATTATGAGAAAGAAGATCACACTGCTGGAGCTCAATCTGCAGCATGTGCAGCTCCTGGTGGCTGCGAAGTGGTTGATTTAATATAGAAATTTTTTACTTGATTTTTAAATAACTTTGCCGTATAATAAAGGGTAATATGAAAACAGACTTCGAAAAATATGTTGAGGATTGTATGAGCGTTATAAAGGTTTATACTGATTCTTTAGATGAACGTACACTTTCGCAGATCTGGAAATCAATCGAGAATTCACCTGCTAAATCTGGAAAGATTTGGTTGGAGGATGGTCTCGATAAATCGTATAGGGAAAGAAACCCGGATACAAATTTTATTTATGATTGAAGATGATAGTTTTTATAGATATGGATGGTGTTCTAGCAAATTTTGATGGCGCCATTATTAAAAAATTTGAAAGTAAAAAATTATGGGATAATAGATGGGATGAAGTCGATCCTGAATTATTCCTCAATTTAGAAAAAATGCCTGATGCGGATCAATTAGTTGAATATATTCGTGGAATGTTTGATATTCACTTACTGACAGCTATTCCTAAAAAAGGCAGATTTGAAAAATCAAGGGTCCAAAAATATCAATGGGCCTTCAACCATTATAAAATATACCCCTCAAAAATACATGCTTGTTACAGAGAAGAAAAACAGTATTTTGCTGTTGAGGAGAACCTTTCTCCTAATCTATTAATAGATGATCATGAAGGCAATGTAATCGAATGGAGGGCTAAAGGTGGAATTGCAATTCATCACACTTCAACAAAAAATAGTATAAAAGAATTGCAACAGTTAGGATTTTAATTGATATGTGCAGGTATAGATTATTCAATGAATAGTCCCGCAGTGTGCATTTATAAAAATGGAATACTTAATCCCAGTAATTGTTCTTATCATTTTTTTGGTTTGGATAAGTGGCGGCCTCGGTGGTCCGCCCTTCAAAATGTGAATTGTTATAAATTCCCAAAAGAGTTGAAAGATCTAGATAAGTATATGTTTTTGGCAGACTGGACCATAGAGGTAATCCGTCAGTACAATTTTAGAGTGTCCAAAGTTGTTTTGGAAGATTATTCATTTGGATCTACAGGCAGAGTTTTTCATATTGCGGAAAATGTTGGAATATTAAAATATACATTAAAAAAGAACGGTTTCCGCTATGAAATCGTTCCTCCAACAGTTATTAAGAAGTATGCCACAGGGAAGGGAAATTCTAATAAAGATGCAATGTTAGAAGCATGGAAAACAGAGCCAGGCACTTTTGATTTAGTTCAAGAGTCAGGTAACCCGGCTAATGATATTGTTGATTCCTACTTCCTTTGTAAATATGGAGTTAATCAGTGAATATATTTACGTCTCGAGTATGTGCAGTAATCTTCTC